TCAGGCGAGGGTATTCAGGTACAGGGGATCGGACGCCGCGAAGCTGCCGATCTGCCGCACCCAGACGGCGGCGCCGGGGTGGGCGGCGGAAAGCGCGGCGAGATCGTCGGCTTCGATGACGAGCCGGGGTTCGGCCACTTCCCAGCTCGCTAGCGGGGCCTCTACGGGCCCTATGCCGACCCGATAGAGTTCTGCCTCCTCGACGAGTGGCAGCTCGATCTCTGCCGGCCAGGTCCAGCCGCCCCGCGCACGACGGATCCAGCGCAGCGAGAGCGCGCCGGAGGGCAGTACGGTCGCGCGCGGGTGAACCGGGGCGAGCGGTCGCCGCGTCACGCCGGCGCTTTCGATCTGTGCGGCGACCGGCTCGTCCTCGGCGGCTCCGATCGCTGCGATCGTGGCGCCGTTCGGCCGGTCGAGAACGAGGGGCACCAGGCTCGCATCGAGCAAAGTGACAAGCGTCCCGGAGCCGTGCCCCGCCTGCGCGGCCGCTTCGGTGCCGCCGCGCCCGCGCACCAAGCCTTCGAGGCGCCAGCGCCGGTCGCCTTCGCGCATCGCGCGCATGAACTGCACGATCTCGCTGCCGACGAGCAGACGGTTGGCGCCCGCGGCGATCGCCTCGGCATCGGCCGACGCCAAAGTCAGATCCTCGGCCACCAGATCGAGTGTCAGCACAGCCTGGCGTTCGAGCACGAGGGCTGGCGACGGCGGCAGCGGCGCAGCGAGCGCGCCCATGATGCTACGCGTCCGCCCGGTCGTGCCGAGCGGTTCGAGCGCGCCCTGCCGATCGATATAGAGCGCCGCGCCGCGCCAGTGCGCACCGGCCGCACTCGCCACTGCGAACACGGCGGGCGTGGCAGGATCGCCGGTGCCGTCCCACGGCAGCTCGAAAGCGCGGAGGAGAGTCGGGGAGGGCGCGGTGTCCACCGGAAGGCCGGGAGTCCCGGCCTCGCCGGGCGGCGCGTGGACGGCGCCGAAGGCGTGCCGCACGAGATCGAGCTCGATGCCGTTCTCGCGCCACTCCCAGCTTGCGACGCGCCAGAGCCCGTCGACGTCGGATACGCGGACGAGGCTGCCTGGCGCGACCGCGGGATCAAGCTCGGCCACCCGCCAGGCAAGCCGCTCGCGCAGCCAATGCGCGCGCCTGCCGGCGGCGCCGACCAGCGCCCGCGCGGCGTCGGGATGGAGCGCGCCTGGGAATTCAAGCGTGCGGCTCGCCGCGTGCACCGCGCTGCCCTCGCTGCGCTGGAGGCCCGGCTGGAAATCGCGCGCAACGTCGTAGTAGCGCAACGCATCGGGACCGGCGGGCGGTGTTCCGTCCCGCTCCCGCAGCGCGCCGTCCTGCCTGCCGAAATCCTCCTCCTGCCATGCGACGACCGGCGGCGGGAGCGTGATCACCGGGTGATCCGGTGCTGCTTCGGGTGCGATCGTCAGCCCATCTCCGCCGCAATCGCAGGCAAGAGGAAAGAGCGCGCCGATCGTCTCCAGGCCGGCACGCAGGTCGCCGCCCTCATAGGAGAAGCCGTCGAGGTCCCCGAGCGGAACGCGTGTGGTGGCCACCGGAATCAGCGGCTCGATCAGGTCCCGGAGGTCGAAGTCGTCCACATCGGCAAGAACCTCGAAGCTGAGTGCGGGGATGCGATTGCCGAAGTCGGCAAGCTCCAGATCCTCGAACACGACATACGCGCAGTTACGAAAAGCCGGGCAGGCGCTGCCCTCGGCCGCCGCGATCAGCGGATCGGGCCGCTGGTCGCCGTGCCCTCTATAGATGCGCAGCGTGCCGCCGCTCTTGAGGTCGCCCGCCGCCCCGCGCAGCAGGTTGCCGTCGGCCCAGATACGCCCCACGCCCTCGATCGGGCGGCTGGCCAGCGCCACGGCGAACGAGCTCGAATAGCTGTAGGTCGTCGTTTTCGGTTTCCCCTTACCGCCGCCGCTCGTCTCGCGGTTCTCGACCAGGTCGGTCGCCCAGATCACGCTGCCTGACACGCGCATTCGCCCGTGATGGCGCGGGAGCGGCTGGCCATAGCTTGAGGTGGTGATCGCAAGATCGCGCAGGCGCGGACCTTCGCGCTGCCCGCCGCCGGCCAGCACGCCGTCCACGCTGCGCCCGACCAGCGCGCCGAGCGCGCCGCCGACCGGACCGCCGATCAGCGTGCCGACAGCGCCGAGTACCAGAGTAGCCATCTATCGATCCTCCTCGATCGGACGCCAGTGGCGCAGCACCGGCCATGGCAGCGGCCCGGGCATGGCGACGACACGGCGCAGCCCCGCGTGGGCATGGATGAAGCCGTCTCCGCGCGCGCAGACGAGCAGATGCACTTGCGCCGGCCCGGGGCGGACGAGCAGCACGTCTCCCACCATCGGCGCACCTTCGACCGGGCGGAGCGCACTGCGCCGTGCCTGCTGGTCGGGATCGTCGATCGCGTGGTTGCGCAGCCCGTAGCCGCTCGGCGGTTCGGCCTGCAGCCCGGCGCCCTCGAGCGCGGACGCGACAAGGCCGATGCAGTCGAGCCCCCACCGAGGATCGCGCCCGTGCAGCCGGAACGGTGTGCCGACCAGCGCCTCGGCCGCCCGCGCGACGGCCTCGGCCCGCGCGCCGCTCATGGCGCCACCGGATAGCGCGCGAGCAGATCGTTGCCCGGCAGGTAGGGCTCGCCCTGAAAGTTGATCGCATTGGCGAACCGCCCCGCGCAGGTCGTCAGCCGCTTGTCGCATCCTTCGCGCAGCGCGGCGCGCATACCGGACGCGACGGCGCTGCCGATCGGCCGGTCGAGCGCCAGCCCCTGCGCCGATGCGGCGAGCACCTGCATCGTCTGCCCGGCATGCGGACCGTCGATCCAGCGGACCCGTCCGCCGCCCATCAGGTGCCAGCTCGGCGCGGAGAAGCGCACCAGGCCCGCCTCCAGATCCACGGCCTCGACCGAGGCCTCGTGCGTGAAGCGCGCGGCGGAGAGCGTGCAGCCCGGGCCGCAGAACTCGGCCCGGCAGGTCGGGCTGGTGCGGGGCACGAAGTCCTCCTCCAGCGCCGCCTTGGCCGAGCGGAGATCGGCTGCGAACCGCCCGCCGTCCTGCGCCACGCGGCCGATCGTCCCGTTGTAGAGCGTTGCGCGGTCGAGCGTTTCCCAGTCCACCGCACCGATTTCGACCCGCGCCTGGTCGAAGCGGCCGGCGGCGAGGTCCTCGGCCGCGATGCTGTCATGCGACAGCGGGCCCTGCACTTCGGCGCTGTCGGGCGAGAAGTCGGCGGTGCGGCGCAGTGCACTCGGGAGCATCCCCGGCGCCGCGCGGTGGAGCACGCCGTCGAACCACAGGTCGCGGTCGTGGCTGGTGAAGCCGAGCGTCACCCCGTCGCGGCGATGGATGCGCCAGAAGGTCGCGACGCCTTCGAGCTCGTTGGCGAAGAAGACCCGGCTCATGCCGCCTCCCGCACTTCGATCAGCGGCACCGACGGCGCCTCGCCCGCGGCGAAAGTCGCGCCCGAGATATCGAGCCGGTCCTGCGCGAAGCGCACCGGCACGTCGAACAGGAACCCGGCACGGACCACCGCCCCGGCAGGCGGCGCCGTGTCGAACCGGACCATGCCGCCGGGCAGGAGCGACCAGTCCGCGGTCTCGACGCCGTCGACGCTGACCCGCACGGTTTCCGCGCGCGGGCGGGTGATCGGGCGCACTTGCGGGTCCTCGCCCCCGCCGTAGGTCTTGACCAGCGGGAAGGTGTCGCGCGCGCCGTCGCCGGTGCCGAGCCGCTGGTCGAGCGGGGTCGGCGTGCCGGTCATCGCGTGCGAGCTGAAGTCGAACGGATCGGACAGGCGGAAGCCGCGGGCTGCACCCCGGCGGGCGCGGAAGAAGGCGATCAGCGTGCCGAGCTCGGCTTCCGAGCGGATGCCCGGCCCGACATCGAACCGCAGCCGCGCGTCGGACCACAGCGAGCCGCGCCGCTCGTGCCCCGACGCGGTGACCGCGACGGTGGTCGAGAACTCGGGGCTGACCGCCGCATCGCGCCCGAGGGCGAGCGGATAGAGCACGTCGTCGAATGCCTGCATCTCGGTCTCCTTGGATGGGGCGAGCCGCGTGTATCCGTCGCGCGCCACTTGCGGCAGCGCCCAGACGTAGCGGCGGGTCACGCCGCGCTGCGCGGCCTCGTCGAGCGCGCGGTCGATCCGGCGCCAGTAAGTCTCGGCATCGGCGGCATCGAGCACGAAGCCGGAGAGATAGTCCTGCCGCTCCAGCGGATAGCCGAGCCGTGCGTCGACTTCGGCCAGCGCCGCGCGCCGCCGCGCGTCGAACCCGCCGGTGAGCCAGTCGTAGTCCTCGAGCTGCAACCGGTCGAACGCCGGCCAGGCCCAGCCGAGCGGCAGGTTGGCGCGCTTGAGCTCGGGCATGGCCGGATCGAAGATCGTCGGCGTGAAAGCGAGCAGCAGGATCTCCGCCTCGCCCCCGGCCGCGTCGCGCACCGCCTGCGCCAGCGCGGCGGTCGATTGCGCGAGCAGCGCGCCGGCCTGGTCGAGCAGTGCGGTCTGCGCCTCGTCCAGCGGCGCGCGCATGTCCACGATCACCGGCGGTGCGCCGCCGAACGCCGCCTGCGCAGCATCGTCGTAAAGGCATGGCGCCCCGCTTGCCGGCACAGTCCACCACCACGGCTCGCCGATCTGGAAGCGCACCGGCAGTCCGCAGTCCTCCTGCAACCTGGTGAATTGCACGGCGACCGACTGCAGCCAGGCCATCGCCCCCGCATTCGCGGGCGAGAGCAGGGCCGAGGGCGGGTCCCATCCGGTCCGCGAGGGCGTGCCGTCGTGTGCGCGCTGCTGCCATTCGTCCGGGCAATGCTCGGCCAGCAGTTCGTAGGAGAGGGAGACGATCGTGTCGTACCCCCACGCGTGGCATTGCTCAAAGAACGCCCGGTGCCACAGCAGCGCGGGCTCGGCGATCGCCGCCGGCCGCTCGACCGGCAGCGCGTCGCCTTCCGCGCGCAGCCGCGGGAAGTGGCTCATGCCGAGATAGTGCAGAATCGTGCCGCGATAGCCGAGCCCGCGGACATTGCGCAGCAGGCGCGCGGGCGTCTGGTTGTAGAGGTCGTCGTAAGCGGTCGCCATGCGCTCGCCGTGGGGCGGGAGCAGGACGTCCCCGATCTCCAGCATCGCGCGGCTGCCCTCGCAGACGATGTCCGTCAGCTCGACATGGCCGGTGACGCGCTCGGGGAACGGCGCCGTGCTGCCCGGAACATGGCCCGGCGGCACGATCGAGATGAACATCCGGTCGATATCGCCGGGATGGATCGGCTCGCCCGGCAGCGCCCAGCCGCTTTCGAGCTTGGAGAACGGCAGCTCGATCTGGGCATCGGTTGGGCTGCCCGCCGCGTAGTTCCACAGCCGCACGTACCAGGTGCGCGGCTGGCCGGCGGCATCGCGCCCCTCGATCGTCAGCGTCGGCCCGTTCGCCTGATCGAGCGCGACGAGCGACGAGGACGTCCAGCGAAAGCGCAGGATGGTGTGGGAATAGTCGCGGTCGGTCGCATAGGCGAGCAGCGGATGGTCGAGCCTGTCCTTGCTCGCCCAGATCAGCCCGGCGAGCTCGCCCCGGTGCAGGAATTCGCACTCGACCCGCAGGCTGTCGGGCCCGGTGGCGAGCACCGCCGCCATCATCGGGCGCGGGAAGTCGACCGTCCAGAAGCGCGGATCGAACCGCTGAATCCAGTCGCGATCCTGCCCGCGGCGTTCGCGGGCGAGCCAGAAAGGCATCGTTTTTCTCCTCAGGCGCCGGCGGCCGCATCCGCGGCCTTGGCTATCCTCCGCGCAGAGCGCTCCGGGCGCGCAGTCGCGCTTTGGCTGCCGCGACCAAGGTTTCCGATCCTCCCCATTTTGCGTCAGCCAAATGGGGAGGTGGCGCCCGCCGCAGGCGGGTGGCGGAGGGGCAATGGGGCGCGAAACCCCTCCACCACGAGCCGCTTGCGCGTCTCGCGGTCCCCCTCCCCATTTGTGCTGGCGCAAAAATGGAGAGGATCTTTGGGAGGCTACGGCAACAACGCCCTCCGCACCGCGCTCGCGACCTGACGGCTGGAGCGTTGCAGAGCGACCGGCGCATCGGCGCCGCGCTGTGGCGCAAGGTTGATCGACACGCGCACCTCGCGCGCCGGCGCGTTCGGAAGCGAGGGTTCGACCCGGCCCGCGGTGGTCGGCACGAACAGCTCGGGCCCGCGCTCGCCGACGAGATAGCCGCGCCCGGGCGAGACCGGGCCCCCGGTCGCACGTCCGGGCAGGCCGAACAGCGCTCCGACCAGCCCGCCGAACAAGCCGCCGAGGCCGCCGCCCTGCCGTCCGATCCCGCCGAACAGCTCGTCGAATCCCAACCGCAGCGATTGCGCCGCGATCTGGTCGATCGCGCTCAGCGCCACGCGCCGGAGATCGTCGAACCCGAGGGTCCCGCGGCGAATCGCCGACAGCAGCCCGCGCTCGAGGATCGATCCCGCCTCGCGGAACCGCGCGACCAGTGTCGAATCGAGCGCGCCCCGCATTTCCGCGATGTCGGCGGCGAAGCCCTGCGTGCCCGCGCGCACTTCGATCAGCATTTCGTCCAGGTCGTCATCCATTGGTTTCGCGCTCCAGCATGCGTTCGATCTCGGTCCGGGTCGGGACCGCGGGCTGGCCGGCAGGGTCGGCCAGGCTCGCCGCCAGCTCGGCCGGCGTCGCCCGCCAGAATTCCTCCGGCCGCCAGCCGAGTGCTTGCGCGGCTACGGCTGCGAGGGGGAGAGAGGCGGCGCCGAAACGTCCCCCCTCCCGCTTGCGGGAGGGGTCGGGGGTGGGCCCGATATCATTGAGCGCCTCGCCGAGGCCCACCCCGCTGCGACTAGTACTTGCTTCGCAAGCCCAAGTCTCGCGCCCCTCCCGCGGGCGGGAGGGGGATAGGTCGCCCATCAGCCGGAACCCTGGAGAATCTGGCCGAGCAGTGTGCGTAGCGGCTTGGCGCATGCGGCGAGGCCCTGTGCCGTCACCGCCTCGCCCACTTGCTCGCGCGTCAGCTCGCCGCGATCGGCGAGGCAGTGCCAGAACAGCGCGGCCATCTCGGACAGCGCCAGCCGCCCTTCGCCCGCCCGCTCGACCAGCGCTAACAGCGGCCCGAGCTCCTCCTCGGCCGCGACCAGCGCCGAGAAGCTCGGTCGCAGCACGCGCGCGCTTCCGGCAATGACCAGTGCCGCTTCGCCGCGATGCGGATTGGCTGGAATCCTTGTCGCGCTACCGCCTTCGGCTACTTGAGCGGGGGTCATGCCGGCACCACCGCGCCCGAGCTTTCGAGTTGCAGCGTATAGGTCCGCTCGCCGTTGAAATCGCCGGCGTAGTCGAGCCGCTGGACGAGGAACCGGCCGCGCAACCGCTCGCCATCCTCGAACGAGAGCTCGTAATCGTCGATCGTCCCCGCCAGTGCATGGGCGCGGACCGCGGCTTCGGCCTCGCTGGCGAGAAAGATCCCGCCCGCCGAAACCGACACCGACCGCGTCCCCGCACCCGACAGCAGCTCGCGCCAGCCGCCGCTTTCCTTGTGCGTGACGACCACGGTATCGCCGTTGATCGACATCTGCGTGGTCCGGAGGCCGGCGACGGTGGCGTAGGCGGGCGGCTGGGCGCCGTCGCCGATCTTGAGAAGGAAGGCGGAGCCTTTCTGGGCTGTCATGGGTGATCTCCAAAAATGTGAACGCAACAGAATCCCCCCTCCCGCTTGCGGGAGGGGTCGGGGGTGGGCCTGTGGTCATTCGGCGGTCCGGCAGCGCCCACCCCGCTGCGACTAAGCGTCGCTTCGCGCCGCCAAGTCTCGCGCCCCTCCCGCTCGCGGGAGGGGTGTTAGGTCGCCGCCAAGCACCTGAACCGGTATTCCAGCAGCACGCTGCGGCGGTTGTTGGCGCGGCGCTCGGCGCGGGCGCGCAGGAAGAGGATCGAGACGACCGTGAACCCCGGCTGCTCCCGCGGCAGGGCCTCGATCCGGCGTTCGATCGCGCGGACCAGCGCGCCGTCCGCCGCCGGATCGTCGCCGCGCGTGTGCAGTTCGAGCGCCACGCGAATCTCGCGGCCGGTGCGGTCCTTGGTGCTCCAGTCGGCGCTCGCGCTCGCGGCGATGCCGAGCCAGGGCGGACTGGCGCGCAGCGGCGCTTCCTCCTCCACCGCATTGAGCGTGTCGAGCGAGGCGGGGCCGCCGCGCAGCCAGGCGATCAGCGCGGCGCGCAAGGCATGTTCCATCGGTCAGTCCTCCGCGAAAGCGGGCCAGAGCAGCCGCGCGCTGCGCCAGCGGGCCGGGTCGCCCCGGCGGGCGCGGACGGCGTTCTCCGCGCGCGCCTGCGCGATCCGCGCCGCCTTGTGCGCGAGCCGCGCGGCGAGGGCGGCAAGCGGCGGGCGAGCTTCGGCCTCGATCATGTCAGCCGCATCCGGCGCCACGGACGCCAAAGCGCGGTCACGGCCGAGGGCAAGGCCGCCGCCGCGCCCTCGTCGCGCGCGCGGTAGAGCTCGGCCGCGAGACGGACGATCCCGTGCCGCAAGCCGCCCGGCAGCGCGTCCCACTCAGGCACAAGGCCCGCGGCGAAGCGCACCGCGATCCGCCCCTCCGCGCCCTGCCGCAGCAGGCGCACCCGCCCGGTCCCGTCGGCGTCGAGTTCGACTTCGTAGGCACCCGCCGCCAGCGCAAAGCGCGGACCTTCGGCCGGAATGCCCTCGATGCCGACGATCGCCTGCACCGGTCGCGTCGCGAGCGCCTGCCACTCGCGGCATGCGGGAAGCACTTCCTCGCAGGTCGCTTCCAGCGGCACGGCCCCGGTGAAAGCCTCGCACGCCTCGGCACTCGCGCCCAGCAGCGCGGTGAGCGAGGCATCCTCGGCCGCAGTGGTGATCGCCAGCCATCGCTTGCAATCCGCCAGCGCGGCGCCCGCCAGATCGGGCGGCGTCAATACGGTCCGCTTCATCGCGAACTCCCCCTTTTTTTGTTTGAGCCTCAGGCGCCGGCGGCCGCATCCGCGGCCTTGGCTATCCTCCGCGCAAAGCGCTCCGGGCGCGCAGTCGCGCTTTGGCTGCCGCGACCAGGTTTCCATTCCTCCCCATCGACTTGCGATGGGGAGGTGGCGCCCGCCGCAGGCGGGTGACGGAGGGGCCTGCGCCGGGCAGGGCGGCCCCTCCACCACGAGCCGCTTGCGCGTCTCGCGGTCCCCCTCCCCATTTGCGCTGCGCGAAAATGGGGAGGATCTTCTCCCGCCTATCCCTCGATCTTCAGCAGCTTGATCGCGTTCGAATCGAGCACCTGCCCGCCCACGCGCTTGGTTGCGTAGAAGTGGACGAAGGGCTTGTTGGTGAACGGATCGCGCAGGATCTGCGTGGCCGAGCGCTCGGCGATCAGATAGCCGGCGCGGAAGTTGCCGAATGCGATCGGGCATTCGCCCGCGGCGATGCCGGGCATGTCCTCCGCCTCGATCACCGGATAGCCGAGCAGCCGGTCGGGCTGGCCCTCGACGAGCCCCGGCTGCCACAGGAACGCGCCGTCGCTGGTCTTGAGCTTGCGCACTTCGGCCAGCGTGGACGAGTTCATCACGAAGCTCGCGCCCTGCCGGTACCCGGCCTTCAGCGTGTGGACGAGCACGATCAGCGCCAGATCGGGATCGCTGCCGAGGCCCGCCGCGTCGCCGCTGCCGATATACTGCAGCGTGCCGAACGCCCGCGCGGCATCGTCGGCGGCGGAGGAGGGCGCGGCGAGGAAGCCCGCCGGCTGGTTCGCGCCGGTGCCGTTGACGAACGCGGCGCCTTCCGCGCGGGCGAACTCCATCGCGATCTCGCTCGCCAGCCAGGCCTCGACGTCGAACGCCGCGTCGTCGAGCATCGCCTGGCTCGCCGCCGGATTGGCGTAGAGCTCGCCGCTCGGCGGCGCGATCTCGGTGAACTGCGGCGTCGCGGTCTCGGGCCGCCCGGCGGTCTCGCTGACCCAGCCCGAGGCGGTGCCCCCGGTGCTGACCAGCTTGCGGTAGCCGCTCGTGCCGGTCTGCACGACTTGCGCGAGGCTGCGGATCGGGCTGATCTCGGTCAACTCGCGGGCGATCGCCGCGTCGATCTCGCGCGGCACGGCATAGCCGCCGTCGGCCGGCACGCCGATCGAGAGCGACTTGACCTCGGCCGTCGAGCCGCGGCGCAAGTAGCCGTCCACGAAGCCTTTCACTTCGGGGTTGTCGCTCGCGCCGGAAATGGCGGGCCGCTGCGCTGCGCGGCCGATCCTGTCGACGCGGGCCTTCACCTCGTCGACATCGCTGCGCAGCGCGGCGACCTCGGCCTCGGTCTTCTCCTGCCGGGCGACGAGGTCGAAGCTCTCCTCGAGCGGATCGGCGGGGGTGGTGGGGGGCGTATCCATAAGGCAACCTTTCTTCAGAGTGGTGGTGGTGATGAGGCAGATCCTCCCCATCGACTTGCGATGGGGAGGTGGTGCCCGCCGCAGGCGGGTGACGGAGGGGGACTGGAGCACAAGGCCCCTCCACCACGAGCCGCTTGCGCGTCTCGCGGTCCCCCTCCCCATCGCGAGACGATGGGGAGGACTGGGTAGAGTTTGAAAACGATGTGCGAGCCCCAGCGCAGGCTGGGGCCTCCGACCGCTGGCGCTTCGCCGGATAGCCCGAGGTCCCAGCCTTCGCTGGGACTCAGGCCGCGATCAGATGCACCCGCGCCCGGTGCTGGAGGGGATGCGTGACGAGGCTCACCTCGAACAGCTCGACGTCCTCCAGCACGCGGCCTTCGGGTTCGTGGCGGAAGGCCCGCGCGCGGTAGCCGAAGCTGAGGCCGCTCACCGCGCGGCGGCGGAGCATGGCGGCGGCGCGGCCGTCCGGGTTGTCGAGCGCGGCGATCACGCGCAGGCCGCGCGGGTCCTCCGCGATCCGCTCGACCCAGCCGATCCGCTGCTCGGGCCGGTGCTGCCAGTAGAGCGGCAGCGGCCCGAGCGATGCGGCCCGGCGCTCGGCAAGCGTGCGGGCGAAGGCGCCGGGCCGGATCGTGTCGCGGCTGGCGTCGGCGCGGTCGAACAGCGCCGCGTAGCCGGCCAGGCGCGTCATCGCAGCACCTCGGTCACGCCGAGGCGCACGGCAATGCCGATCAGCACCAGCGCGAGCACCCCGCGCACCAGCCAGGCCAGCGCCGCACGCCACACGCTCGCCTTGGCGTCGCGCCAGGCCTGGAGCAGCTCGCGCAGCTCGTCGAGGTCGTCGCGCGCATCGGGATCGGCGAGCCCGGTGCGCTGGAGCGCGCGGTCGGCGCCGAGGTCGGTCGCCTCCTCGACGATCGCGCGCAGCGTCACCAGCTCGCAGCCACCCGCTTTCGCCTCGGCCATCAGCCGGGCGATCATGTCGGTCCTGTCCATGTGATTGGTGTCCTTGTCTCTATCTTCAGTCCTCCCCATCGTCTTGCGATGGGGAGGGGGACCGCGAGACGCGAAGCGGCTCGTGGTGGAGGGGCCTTGCGCACCAGTGCCCCTCCGTCACCCGCCTCCGGCGGGCGCCACCTCCCCATCGCAAGACGATGGGGGAGGACCTTTCTCGTTACTCCAGCCCCAGGAGCGCGCGCTTCTCGTCCGCCGAGAGGAACTCCGCCGCGGAAACCTGCGCCCACAGCTTCTCCCGGTCCTCGGCCAGCGCCGGCACCCGGTCGAGATCGACCGCCAGCGCCGCCTCGGGGAACCACGGCTCCAGCCCCTCGCGCAGGCCGGCGAGGATCTTGCCCGCCAGCGGCAGCAGCGTCAGCCGCCACAGCGCGCGGTTGGCCTCGCGGTAGTTGGCGTAGGTGTTGTCGCCCGGCAGCCCGAGCAGCATCGGTGGCACGCCGAAGGCGAGCGCGATGTCGCGCGCCGCGGCGGCCTTGAGGGTGGCGAAGTCCATGTCGGCCGGCGAAAGCGCCATGGCCTGCCACTTGAGCCCGCCTTCGAGCAGCATCGGCCGCCCGGCATTGGCCTGGCCCTGGAAGCCGGCGGCGAGCTCGTCCCGCAGCCGCTCGAACTGCTCACCGGTCAGCCCGCCGCCGTCGCCGCTTTCGAACACCAGCGCGCCCGAGGGCCGCGCGGCATTCTCCAGCAGCGAGCGGTTCCAGGCGCTCGCGGCATTGTGGATCGCCACCGCCTGCTCCGCCGCCGCCAGCGCGCCGGCGCCGTAGTGATCGTCGCCCGGATGGAAGCCGCGCAAGTGGACCAGGTTCGGCCAGCCTGCCTCGTCCTCGACCGGGATGGTCAGAGTCCGGTCGGCGAGGCGGTAGGCATAGGCCGCGGGCCAGCCGTCCTCCCCCGCCACGACTGACACCCGCTCGGGCCGCAGAGCGAACAGCTCGACCGGCTGGCCGGCGGCGTCCTTCATCACCTGGACATAGGCATTGCCGTGCAGCAGCAGATGCGCCGCCACGGTCTCGACCAGTGCCTGCCCCGCGCTCGTCGCCGCGACCAGCGCCTCGAGCGCGGGATCGGTCGGCTGGAGCGGTGCGCTGCCGACCCCCTCGGCCACGATCCGCACGCTGCGCTGCGCCACCGGATTGTCGCAATAGGCCCGCCGCACGCTGCGGCCGTATTCGTAGGGCGGCGCCCCGGCGCTCTCGAACGCCAGCGCCCACGGCGAAACGAACCCGCGCGCGAGCGGCGCGCGGGCGTGGCTCCCGCCCTTGAAGGCGGAAGCGATGGTGGTGAGGAAGGACATTGGATTGCTCCTGTGTGCGAGCCCCTGCGCAGGCAGGGGCCTCAGGCTGTCGGGCAGAGCGCCGGCGGCCTGAGGTCCCAGCCTCCGCTGGGACTCGGTGATGGACGAACATCGAAAATCCTCCCCATCGACTTGCGATGGGGAGGGGGACCGCGAGACGCGAAGCGGCTCGTGGTGGAGGGGCTCTGCGCTCCAGTTCCCCTCCGTCACCCGCCTGCGGCGGGCGCCACCTCCCCATCGCAAGTCGATGGGGAGGACTGAAAAACACACGTGCAAAGTTTCAAATCACCGAAATCCGCGGCCTTGCCCGCTGCCCCAGCATCAGCTCGGTCAGCGCCCAGACCAGTGCGTCGGTGCGGTCGGGCGACCGGCCCGGACCTTCGTAGCGGCCGCCGGCCATCAGGCCGCACATCTGGTCTTCGAGCTGCGCGAACAGGCCCGCGTGGTGGACCCGGCCGCTTTCGTAGAGCGCGGCGACCGGTTCGGCCCGGGCCACCTTGCTGCGGCTGGCGTGGACCAGCCGCAGCGGCAGCGAGAGATCCGCGGCGCGCAGCACGCTGGCGACCATCGCGCCGCCCTGGTTCGCCTCCGCGACGACGCGATCGGCCCGCCATGCGTGCGCCGCCTCGGCCACGGCGCGGGCCCAGCGTTCGGGGCTCGGCCGTTCGACCGAGCAATCCGCCAGCACCAGCGCCTCGCCGCAGGGCAGGAGCCCGGCGACCACGATCCCGCAGGCGTCGCCCTGCGCCCCGGCCGGAGGATCGACCCCGACAACCACGCGGGCCGGCTCCTCATGCGCACCCTCGTCGCGGCACCGTTCGAGCAGTGCCCGGCTCCACAGCGCGCCGTCGATTTCGGTCAGCAGCTCGCCGCCGAGTTCCTGGCGGGCGAAGCTGGTGCCGGCGAAGCGGCGGTCGATGTCCTCGACGAACCGCTCGGGCAGGTTCGGCCGGTTGGCGTGGGTCGTACCGCGCGTCACCGCGATCTCGCCCTTCGCCTCCTCCTCCAGCAGGCGCAGCATGAGCGGCACCGGGCGCGGCGTCGTGGTCGCGAGCACGCGCGGCAGGTCGCCGAGCCTCAGACCGAGCAGCAGATTGTCCCACGCCCGCGTCGCCCGCTCGCCGGCCATATCCCATTTGGCGATCTCGTCGCACCAGGCGTGGCTGTGCTGCGGGCCGCGCAGGCTCTCGGGCTCGGCCGCGGAGTAGAGCGTGGCCTGGGCCCCGTTGGCCCAGCTGAGCCGCCGCAGCGAAGGCTCGAACGCGGGGCAGCGGTGCGGCGGCGAGCAGGCGAGGACACCGCTCTCGCCCTCGACCATCACCGCGCGGGCTTCGGCGAGCGAGGCGCCGACCAGCGCGATCCGCGCCTCCGGATCGCGCTTCGCCACCTCGCGCACCCATTCGGCGCCCGCGCGGGTCTTGCCAAAGCCGCGCCCGGCGCAGATCAGCCAAGCCGACCAGTTGCGGGCCGGCGGCAACTGGTCGCGCCGGGCCCAGAGATTCCAGTGATGGCGCAGTTCCTTGCGCTCGTCGTCGGTGAGCCTGGCGAGTTCCTTCTGCCGTTCCTTCTCCGGAAGATCGAGCAGCTCCGCGAACTTGGGGTCGAGCGGTTCATCCTCCATCGCCCGGCTCCCCGGCCGAGGGGGTCGCCTCGGCCGCCGCGCGCATGGCGATCCGCCGCTGCCGCATCTTCTCCAGCTTGGCGTCGATCGAGGCGAGCAGCTCGTCCTCGTGGGCATAGTCGTTGCGGCCGCGTTCGCGCTGGACCGAGGTGCGGTGCGCGGCGAGCAGGCGGAAGGCGGTCGCATTGTCGAACTTGCGCCGGGCCTTGCCCGCGGGGGTCGTCGTCCCGGCCAGCTCGCCTTCGCGCAGGCGGCACAGCAGGTCGAGCTCGAGATTGTCGTAGCCTTCGCACAGCGCCTCGAACCATTGCCGCGCGAAAGCGGGCTCGGCGCGGCGGATCTTGTACACGGTGCTGACGTCGACCTGCGCCGCGCGGGCAGAGGCCGAAACGTTGGACGTGCGCGCAAGCTCGGCCAGGAATGTCTTGCGCCATGCCCTGCCGGCAGCCGTGCGGCCGCCAGCGGGCGAAGCGTTCGCCTTGGTCAT